GCCGGGATTAATGACGAATCGTCTCTGTTGAGGAGCCACAGTGGTTCCTGTAGAGAGATCGCCAATATATTCACGGTGTTGAATTCGCACCATTCCCATTGCAGAATGCATAGCAGGGACAGCATCACGTTGGACTGGTTTAATTAAACTATTATTATTAATCAGTGGTAAACCACTATCGGCATGAGCTTCCGCATAATCGCCAAAACCGGTTAAGGTCTTAAATGCTTTTTGCGCAAGATTACCGAGAAAACCACCAATACCAGAGCCAATTTTCGTCCCGATTGAGACGTTTTTGGTCGATTTTGGAGGTTTTAATTGAACAACAACTCTTGTTTTTGGAACTTTTCGCGTGCGAGTAATACGAACACGCTTAACAGACTTAGAACGAGACTTAGGCATAGATATATAAACCCTATCGCCCATAAAGGAGACAACGGATAAACCGGATCACAATTATGGGCGACGGAGATTAGCATTCCAGCAAAAGTCTGTTAAGACCACTTTTGTTCCAGTGCGTCTTTGGAATCGCCTTTGTCAGACTGACGCACACGGTATTCTCTTGGACCGATAAACGTAAGAGAATCAACAACATCATCAAGAATAACATCGACGAAGTTTGAAACAAAAGAAGGTAAATCCGTCTCAACTGACGAAACCAATTTATACAAATAATCTCCGCTTGAACAGGGAGTATTCCAATAAGTGTTAAAACCGTGGTAAAGCGAAAGGCGGCCAACCTTGTCCCGAGCTAGTTTGAGAAAAGCTGCGAAGGAAGAGGGAAGCCGATACTTAAGCGAACCTTCAGTCTGTAATGACTCATAGGTATCTGCAAAAATTAGTGGATCAGGAGATTCGTGACCGTTCAAAGGAAGAAAGTCAGGAGGGATAGGTGACATAGCTGGTATAGCCATGACATACCTTTCACCTTCATAAGGGACAATTTGGTTTTGAATCAAATTATCTTTCTTGACAACCATAACTGGTGAACCTATGTCACACAACTGAGGGTTATCAACAAGACCGGTGATCTTATTATGAAGGAAGGTTGCATACGAATTCTGAAAAGGGGTAACCCTGATAAATACAGAATCGTTTACAAAACCTAAACCACCTAACTCACGAGGAATAAACAAATTCAAATTACCTTTATTCGTAGCCCAAGAAATATTGGACTTATGATGGAAAAGAAAACGGTTGTGGGCATTCAGCTTATTATAAGCCTCACCGACAACTTTGTTATAATTATCCCAGATAGGGGCCGCACCAGGTTTGGTTTGACCAGCCTTATCTGTCCCTTGTAGTAAACCGGGATTCAAAAATGTTAAAGGTTGAAAATGATTAAAACCGTCTTCGACAGTATGTATAAAACATTTGGAATTAATTGTGAACACAGACTCATGGCAATAGTTCTTACCGATTGAAAGGGAGAAACCCGCTAAACCGATGGACTGTCGCCAGAGTTCGTAAAATCGATCATCTGCGCGGAATAGGATATCGTCGCCGTTAACAAGAACGGGTACATCCATAACGCGACATTGCCTGCCAGTATACTTCTCCAAGGCTTTGATATAACATATCAAGTTGGCGAAGCACAAAATAGGGAAAGAAAGAATACTTCCCATTAACTGGCCATTGCGCTGATTGATTACGAATTCCTTCTT